GTTAGACTCCAAGTACCACGTAATCCTCCCTTTGTATCAATATCGATAGTTCTATGGATTAACGGGTAGTGTGTACGAAATCGCTGATGCCAGATCCTCCACCATTCTAATGAGAATGTGTCGGACCTATGAGCACGTGCCCAAGCTTCATGTTGTATTTTTCGATTATGGCGAAGCATAGCCATTGTTGAATTTTTGTTTTCAACTAGATAGAGCTCGGAATCATGGAAAAGGTTCTCAAAATCTGCATTTCGCCAAAATATATGTGTTAGCTTCCCAATCAATTCTTCATTATTTTCTTTGATGTCTAAAACGACATCTCCAAAAAGCAAGGTAGAAAAGTCATGAGATTCCAACTCATTCGATTCGTCGAGAGTATGTGAAGAACGAACAGTCTCACAAACAGCATCTAAAAATAGATTAACCGCTTTGTGATTCTGCCATTCCTTACCACTTATCGATAAACCGGGCGAGAGAACCTTGTAGTTGGCGTATAAAATACCAGCCATTTTTCGATCTTCCTCCGATAAACTCTTTCTAGGGTCTGGGGCACATTTCAGACCCAACCCACCCAACCACTTAGGCAAAAACCATGAGATTCCTTCGAGAGCCTTATTGTGCAACTTGTTGCGGTTATAATAGAAGAAAAGATCCGTCAATTCCTTGTAGATATGAGGGAAATGTTCAACTAACTCTGAGTGATTATCACCCATAGAAAGGAGATCTGTCACATTCTGAATAGAAGCAACAGACCTAACTGAACGTTTCAAACATTTCAACAAACCGAAATTAACGAATGGAATTTCTTCAAAACCACGCCAATTTGCAACAAAAGTTCTCGAATTCATTTCAATCATGCCATGTACAAAGAACGTCTTGCCGATGGATTCTTTCAAACCCACTGTCGAGGCGATCAGGGACCAATAACTTTTCTCTCGAATTTGAAAGACACAATCATCCCCATTGATGAAGAGCTCCAGATTCCTTTTGGGAATCCAATGCCCTCTATCTCTGCGGATGGCTGTAGCGCAGACTGCATAATTAATGATACAAAGCATAGAGAAGGATAAAACCTTCCCCATGGGTTGTCCATTAATCTGATCTCCGAAAGTCTTTTCCCCTTTCTTAAAACGGTTCCTATACACAACACGATTCTCGGTCAAAGACCGCATAGCTAGTTTGTACAAATTAGGATAGTATACATCTAACTCCATTCTTTTCAGAACACCTTCCAAACAGCGATAGCTAGCCCACAACATCATCTCGTTCGTGGCATCGTCATAATCTCCACTATTAAAGGGAATATCCACATCATAACCACCGAACATCTCGGTAACGAGAGCTGCGGTAATCGGTGTGGTACTCACCTTAAAGATGGAGCATTGCTTCAATGTCCGAAAGAGATACTGTTGTATGGGTTTTAGAAGATAGCTCTCAAGAGCAGGTCCTACTCCAATCCCTCGACACTTCAAAGCCTCAGAGAGACTTAACAGCGTCATATCATTTCCAGAGCACAAGGCTATGGAAGCGAGATCCTCTATATTGAGATCTGCCGATGGATGAACCAGACCAAGGTCTAGTTCAATCATCTTCATATTCTCTTTAAGAGGAAGAGACTGTTTTGCACAAACAGTGGGTTTTGGTAATCCTGTCACCAATGGATCACCTTCAATATAGGGGTGTAACTCTGGATCTGTTCCTATAACATTCACAACCCTCATTCTCAAATCTATATCCGCACACGGTCCAACAACTTGTCGAACGGCCATCATACCTCCTCCATTCTGTTTTGTATTTTCATTACAAGCAGAGACAGAAGGGAAATGTGTCCATTCAAGAAGTGGAAGACCCACTGGTATGAGTTCCACAACAGCAAGATCAATCATTTCTTCTTGATCCTTCTCTGTAAAAATCATGCCATCCGGCAGGATAGGAGAAACACGAGGTTTCACTGAAGTGAATTTTAAAAACGTATCTTTTTCACTCTTATCCAGTAGTATATCACCTGGTCGGGGACAACCCTTTTTAACTCCTCGAGCAACAGTATCAACAAGACTATAAAACCCTGCCTTATCTGTTTTCTTCATATACTTCATATAACTTGTAAAACAAGTCCCGTTTAGTATATTCACACCATGAGGAAGAGAGAACGGAGATTTGGGAAATTCCTTGTTTCCTTTATAAAAGGCAGCAAGATAGGCTAATCTAAATTTGGCCACTTTTAACCAACCTTCTCCATTCGGATCAACATTGTAGCTTTGGCCACAAAGTTCAAACCATGATCTCAACATGATGTCTCTCGCCTTGCTGGTTTCTATAACAAAACCAAACAGAACAAAAGACATGAGAGAGTCTTTAACAACCTCCCACAAATTGAGACTACCTGTGCTATCATAAAATTCATTTGGCACAGCGAACAGCATATTCTTTCTATGTAATTGTATATTTTGAAAGAAATAAGTACTGTAGTACACGATTCTCTCCTTCATTATTGGTGGTGCTTGTTTGGCCACCCAGAGAGAATCCACGCAGTCCTTCACTGGATCTGAACTATTCAATTTGCTGTCACCACTAAGGGCACCATTGTCCTCCTTAACGGGGAGGAGTGAATTTGTTGTGGCCACGTCTGCTATAAAAACAGACCACGCCCCGCCATATATTGCACTCCCCTCTTTAGGGTTCCCGTGTACAGCTTTCAGATCCATCCGGTCCTTTAAATCCGGAGACTTAGCGACCTCGTTTATGTTCGTCAACAAATCGAGATCACATGGTTGGTCGCATACCAACCTCGTCGCTGAGCTTCCAGTGCACCCCGCACTAGAGAACTCGGACCGAAGATATGGTTTTAAGCCACATACTTCTTTATTTTTTGGAGTCAGCCGTTTTTTGCTGAGCTTTGGACGTCCTTCTATAAGCAACTTAGTAGAAG